CTTACGCTTTACTGGCTTCTTACTTACGCGCTTTCGCGTTGCCATTTCTGACCCCTTTCGCTAGGGCCAATTCTAGCTGAGACTCCATTTTATCAAGGCGCGACACTATTGGAATATTCTCCAATTTAATTATGTAGCGAAGGCCAGCAATTAGTAGGGCAATTGATCCTAAGACTGAAGCTACTAAGGTGGCCAATTCAGCCGCTGGCATTAACGAACTTTGCCGTAACGCTCGTAGTTAGGGTTTAGCCAGTTAATGATGCTAGGCAAGACTGACACTAGAGCGGCATTTGCAATCGCATTGAGGTCGAATCCCACCGCTAGGTAGGTCGCTAGTGCTGTCGCTAGGAATGTCTTTGCCCAGCTTTCGGCCATCTTTTTTAGGTCGCTCATTCTTGTCTCCTTCTAGGTCAAAGTAACTGCTGTCTTTGTCTCCCAAAGTTGTAAAGCTAATATGGAAATGAGAACGATGAGGATTAGGGCCTGAGTATTTACGCCGCTTCCAGCCCAATATTGGGCTCATAATCTTCCCATCGTAGATTATGTATTTGATTCGCTTATCGCCCTTTTTAGCTAACTTACGAATCTTCTCGACCAGCGCATAAGCTTCTTCCTTATGTGCCGATAGGTCTGAATCAATATCTATAGCTCTAACGATTCCATTGACTGGTATATGGTCAGAATTGCCTTTCGCAATGTGCCGAGCATCAGCAATCCAGCCGTCAGACTTACGATCCCTATCAGGATAATCGTCATCGATTTGCTCCCGTAACTGAACACCCGCTGCACATAATCTAGCCATTTATCCAATTCGCCTTTATTTCATCCCATACATAATTGCCTGCTGGCTTAGCAGAAGGCTTATTAAAATCCCTATAAGCAGGTAAAGTAATATCAATCAAATTGACATCATCTACTTCATCGCCAACCCAAGCTACAACTCGCTCATCATCGGATGCAAATTGTGGAGCAGTGTAATTTTCAATTGGGTAATCTAAATTAGGCTGACCAGTTCTGCCATCGATACCATAAATAGGATAATTAAGCTTTAACTTTATGCCATTATGCCAAAGGTTAAAACTTTCTAAATCATCAAATATAGCAAACATCAAGATATCCCCCATTTATCTTTTAGATATGCAATGACCAAATCAACATCGCCATCAGATAAAGAGCTTTCGTAAGCCAAGGCTTCACAAAAATCAAAATCAGCGGCAGCGCCTGCCCTTGCGATACCAGTGTTAGCAGAAGTAACATTTAAGTTGCCCCCACCTGTAGCATTTTTAGTTTCATCTTGACCGGTAAAAATTGTTCTCATTCTAATAGTTGTATTCTGATGCCTGACCATTTGAATATGCAATTCATTGTAGCTAGTAACTGTTGAAGTGACTGCCGAGCTACCTGTGCTAGTTTCATAATAAGTCTTAGAGCTCAATTGGTAAAAAAGAGGGAGACTATAAAAAACATCATTTCCAAAGAAAAACTTATAGCCATTAGTTGTAGTTGTTACCTTTGCAACGACAAAAGTAGTATGAGCATTGCCAGTTAGGGTGTTGCTTGCAATAGACAGATTATCGCCGCGAGCTGCTGTTAGCCTTAATATTGATCTACCAGAATAAACATTATCAACTAAAAGTGGTTGATTTCCAGCAGTGGCCTGCGAAAGAGTCTGAGAAGGTGAAGCAGGTGATTTATTGGCAATTGCAGAGACTCGAGTGCCATTCATTGTAAGCGTAGTTGCGTCACTAGCATCATAGTAAAATTTAAGATTAGCGGTAACTGGGACAACAGGTTCTTTTAATGGGCTTGCAATAATCCCGAGGATTGGCATTAGACAATATCTCCGACTATGTACCAAGTATTAGTTGCAACTTTAATACAAGAAGCTGCTGAGAATTGCTTGCGTAATTTTGGTTGAGCGGAAGTTCCCCCAGTTGATGAAAGTGTCGTAGTTCCTGAAGTTACTGCCTTAATAGTTGTCTGACCTGCTCCAATTTGAATAACATTGATTACTGATCCGATTGGAAAAGCAACTGATGCGTTAGTTGGAATCAAAAAGTCATTAGCACTAGCAACCGACATAGTAACTAGTTTGTTGCGGTTATCGGTTAAAACTGCTGTATAAGTAGCGGTCTGAGCATTTAGAGTCAATTGACCTACTGCCGCGTCAAAGCCATCTCCCACTGTGCGTATAGCAGCAGCCCCATCCTTCACCAAATCTGTATCATCTGGAAGTTCAATACCAAAAATCGTTGTCGTTGCCATAGTTCTCCTTTAGCCTACTATTGTAGCGTTCTGCCAGTCCAAAGTAGGGCTGACATCATTCCAAGTTAAGTTATTTGGCAGGGAATTCCATCTAAATGCCTGCAATGAAAATTCTAGGGGACTTACATTCATAGTCAGATTGAGCTGATTTAGGCTGGCGGTCCAAGTCCAGCCTTCTACGAATCCTAAGAATGTGCCATTTACCATATTGGTCGGCAGGTTATCTATGCTCAGGGCTAGGCCCATAAATACATTTAAAAGGTCATCGCGCTCAGAATTTGAAATTTCGGTGCTGGCGACTGGAAAGGTTATCTGCCTAAGAGCAAATTCTGGCTGGGCTCGAATAGTTAGATAGAAGGCTGCTTGGTCAGTGGCATCGTGACTATGCCTAAGGGTTGTAGATATTGTGGTAGCTAGTTGGCCGTAAAGCGATATAGAAGCTGCATCTTCATCAGATACCGATGCGCTGCCAGTTCCATATCCGACTGTGATTGCATTGCGAACATCTCCAGCTCGCTTAACTATTGATAATCCCGGGCCGATAGCATCATTGGCATCAAGATTTAGATAGCCATCTGAAATTAAGTATTGAGCTCTATGGGTTGAATCTGCATATCCAATACGGCCCTGAGAATCTTCGTATAGATAACCGAGTCCGCTATTAGCAAAGCGAGAAGCTAAGTTATAAACTGTGTCATTAAGACCAGTCTCTGAATGAAGCTCATAATCTCCAGGAGTATCTATTTCGCCCAAGCCGCTATTTTCTGCATCCTGCCATTGAGTAGTAGCGTCATACCCATTCCAAGTCTCAGCAGCTGGGACTTCATTCCATTGGTCAAATAGGACTGTGCTGAGTAATTCTTCAATGCGGTCTCCATCAAATTGATGGGCAAAGTTGCCAACATAGACAGCCCTAGCAAGTCTTGCTAAAGCTCCTACTGCTGTTATCTGGATTCTTTGGCTTGTTGCTGTTGATCCTGAAGTCTGAATTGTGATGCCTAAGTCAGTGATAAAACCGCCGAAAAGATTGACATAAGTGCCAGTTGAATCTTGCACTTCAATAGTTACTGAATCGTTAATGTCATAGGGAACTGATGCCTCAGCTGTCTCAATAAGCGTTAGATTGCAATATCCAGCAATCGGCTGAGAATAGATATCGGTGCGACCCGAAGTAATAGTTAATCCGCTTAGTGTTGTGCTAGTGGCTGTTACGCCATTAACCTTAACTCGATAGACTGGATTCCATAAGGTCATTGTGCTACTAGGCCGCCAAGAATAGCGCCTCCACCCCCGTTGCGAGCATTGCTATTGTTAAGAGCTAAGACTACGGCCCGAGTAAATCCTTCTTCATCTATTGCGCTCGGCGCATTGACATTGATAACGATAGGTCGATCACCTTCTTCGCCTCTTCTAGCTGCTGCTACATCAAAGCCTGAAGATATGCCTTTGCCAGTTGGATTTAGTCCAGAAGGGAATTGAGGCATTACTCCTGTAATTAAACCAGGGATAGTTACTCCACCGCCAGTAACTCCACCGCCAGTAACTCCACCGCCAGTAACGCCACCGCCAGTAACTGGCGTTCCAGAAGTAAAGCCTGATGGGAGGCTAGATGTTGGAACTGTGTTGCTTCCTGTTGATAAAGCCGCATTAGCTTGATTATCAAATAATTTTGTAGCAGCAATTATTGCTGCAACTACTGCTGCGCCTGTGGCTAAGCCAGCAAGTGGATTTAAAGCAAATCTAGAAGCGATAGCAGCGGCTACTGCACTATTTCTCAAAGCAGTATAAGCGCCAATTAGTAAGTTGATAAGGACAATTGTTGCCTGAACTCCAGCTGCTATTTTGGATGCTACGAAAACTGTTGCTAAAACCCCGCCAACGACCATTAGCTCATCTTTAAGATCAATAACTGTGTTAATAAATCCTCTAACTTTTTTACCCCACTCTATGGCGGTTTTCTGGCTATCTGTTAAAGCTTCATCTAGGCTATCTTGACCAGTAAGGCCAGCTATAAATGCTTCTAGGGCTGGAATAAAGTTGTCTAATATCCAAGCCGTCAATTCCTGAACTACTGGCAGCAATGCAGCGCCAATAGATTCCTTGGCTTCATCAAGAGCAATCTTGACGCGCTCTAATTGCTTGGCTGTTGTCTCTGATTCCTTTTCGGCAAAGTTTCCAAAAGTGCCAGTCAGCTGCTGGAAGATTGCGTCAAAGTCTTTGCTCTTTATAATATCTGCATCAAGGCCAAGGCCAAGCTTGCCAAGGGCGGTAGTGTTGCCATCATAGGCTCTACCCAAAGCGTTAGATATTGTCTCTAATGGCTTGCCAGTTGCAGCACTTAAATCTAGTGCCAAATTTAGCAACTTCTGAGCTTCTTCTACATCTTGCGTTGATCTAACTAAGCGAGTAAAGGCAGGGCGCAACCCATCGTCTGCGACTCCTATAGCGATTGAAGTCTGTTTTATGTATTTCTCAACGCCCTCAATTTGTTTAGCAGTAGCGCCAGTCGTTGCAGTAATAGTCTCGGCTAATCGGCGTTGGGCGGTCTCATCTTCGGCAGCAGCTTTAACCGCGCTGACTGCAAATGCGCCGATAGCTGCTCCAGCGGCAGCAAAAGCAATAGCAGCCTTCTTGCCAAATTCAGCAGCTCTCTCGCCAATTGAATCAATATCTTTAGAGCCATTGGCTAATTTCTTTTGAAAGTCTGCTGTATCTGCTAGAAGCTTGAGCGTTAATGCTCTGGAATCAGATGCCATTTATGCCCCACTTATCTAATATTTTATTAAATGCAGCAGTCCATTGAGAAACTATGTTTCTTTGCTCTTTGCGTAGTGTTGGATAAATAAACCAACCGCGAGAGCCTCTGCCCATTCTTCCAGAATAACTAGGGAATTGCTTAAACTTATTAGAGCCGAATTCATAGCCAGCCCAAAGCTGTTGAGTAGTTGCTCCACCGCTAAATCTTTGACTAGCAAAGCCGTAACGGATTTCGCCTGTAGTGCTGGTCTTACTTACTCTGGATCCGCTAACTATTCTGTTAATCGCTTGTTGGCCTTTTGTGCGACTGCCAGCATTGGAAGCTATTTGTTTTTGTAAATAGGTAGCAAGATTGTTAGAGGTTTGACGAGCCTCGGCTTTAGCTTCGTCACCTAGCAAGGTAAAGGCTTTATAGACTTGACGGAGCTCTGTCCGGTCAAATGCTGATACTTCTTCAGCCATTGCTATTCATCTCCTTTATCAGCTCGACTGCCGTTGCTACATCGTCCCAGTCATCCCAGTATTGCATTGGGATTCCAGTCTTAATGGCAACTGTGACTAATAGCCGCCTTATGCTGTCGGGCTGATGGCTTTTGGGTCATCGTTGCCAGTCCTTACATCGGCAACAGTTTCCATCCAGACATCAAAGGACTTGACTGGCTTTCCAGCACTTTCGCGCTTATAAGCGTTATATGCCAAGAACATCAAGTCCCAGATTCCTATATTGTCTTGCGCCTTTGTGATTGTGTGGCCTGTGGTCTTTTCCCACTTGGCCCACTCTGGCGGTTGAGCGACATAGGTGGCAACTTCGCCTCCGTTGTATTCAATTGTAATTGATAATTTCATAGCTCCCGATGCTCCGATCTCTTAACTAAACGACTCTGCTGGTTGTCCAATGACTGTCATTGTCCAAGTGTCAGTTAGCGCTCCGGGTGCTGCGCCGCCTGCTGTTGGAAAGATTGGCAGAACTTGGAATGTAAAAGTTGCGCCAGATGCGGCTGTAAATACTGTTGAGATTCCAGTATTAGGCGCTGATTCTGCTACGCCCCACATAATTTCAAATAGAGAGCCAGTCGCTCCCCAATCCTGCAATAGTTCAATTGTGAAAGTCCATTGCTTATCTACGGACTTATAAGCGCGACCATCAAGGGTTTGATAAGTCTCGATAATTGTTTCGCAGTTTAAAACTGCAGAAGTAGTTTGAGCATCGAAGTTGTTACCACCAATGGTAAAACTAACATCGCGCCCAGTTATTACTGTTGTTGGCATTTAGGTCTCCTATGCGGTTTGCTCGTAGCGGACGCTCAAGCGTATGTCTGCAACCAATAAATTGGTCGTTCCTACTGTTGTTACTGACGGCCTATCGACTGTCGATAACTCATACTTGGATGCGTTCAACGCTCCAAGAATACTAATGACTAGCTTCTCTAAATTATCAAGAGATGCAGGATTGCTAAAGTAAGCAACGCAAGCGGTAATGGTGTAATTCAATTTAACTCGAGTTGTTGTTTTGCCTAAGACTTCGAGCTCCATATAGGGCGAGTCAGGGACAATAACTATCGCTGGGACAATTGGCGACTCAGGCGCGTGATCATAGACATTGGCAGCTGTGGAGGCTAAAGCGGTTTTAATTGCACCGCGAACATCTTCGGCAATTGTGCTGGCTGGCATTAGCCCACCATCGTTTCCACATCAAGATAAGGCCCTAGTAAGCCAGTTACCTTGGCAAGTAAATTCTTAGATAGGCGGTAAGGGGTTACTGCAAAATCTACGCCTTCAATTGCTCCTCCAGCTGCGGTTCTTGCTTGAAAGATTTCGACTGAGATAGCCAGAATTGCAGCTTCAGCATTGGCATTTCCGACATAGGTTGATAGTCCAGAGAGCGCAGCGTTTCCTGCTGGGATGATATTTTTCTCCAATATATCTGCATTGGTGATTG